CCATCCTTTTGGAACGACACGATTCACGACTGTGCCTTTCTTAAGAACAATATCATCTGAATGAAAGTTTGACTTTTCTCGCAATCTTCTCTTTCCTTCAGGAGTTAAGGATCCGTCTTTGTTCTGAAACCTTCTAACACCCCATTTCATTCCAAGAATACCGTAATGATAAAGTTCGTTAGGTGTAGGAGGTGATAAATAATGCCACATTATATATCCTCCTTTATTAAAAACTTACTTTATTTGATACTCATCTTTAGACAACCATATAATATCCTCGACTTTTTCGGGAAGAATCCGTGAACCCCAAGATTTGAATCGGGCTTCATTCTTTTCTCGTTCCTGTCTGACCTTATAAGCTTTGGTTCCTAATGCCCATGTCGCAACTGGAGCCGCCATTACTGCCATTTTAATACCTTTTTGTATAATATCTTCTTTCGTTAACAATGTTTTTGTGTTAACACCTTTCTTTATTTTTCCAGTTTCGTCATAGTTTTTTGAAGCCGATTTTGCAAGAGCATCATTAATGGCAACACTTATCGCTGTTTTTCTAGCAATTTTTATAAGTTCTTTAGCAATCTGACCGCGACTCATGTTTTTATATTCGGAAATATTTCCAGTCATCATATCGAAGAATACTTTCCCAGCAAGCATTCTTGCAGCAGTCTTTCCAGCTCTAACCGCAAGAGGTTGATTACGGTATTTCATACGTCTTACGTCACTTATAGATCGTCTATTTGCTGCTGGAGTGTCATACCTTTTAATAATTTTTGTAAGTTTATCTCGATAAGCTTTTTCGTCTTCTCTTGCTTTTTTAATCTTCTGACCTAATTTTCTAACCCCATATCTGATTTTTCCGGCGGCAGTTAGAGTTCCGTCTTTGTTCTGAAACCTTCTAACACCCCATTTCATTCCAAGAATACCGTAATGATAAAGTTCGTTAGGTGTAGGAGGTGATAAATAATGCCACATTATATATCCTCCTTTACTCAAAAGCATCTTTATTAGATTTATAAGCGATATAGGCGTCCATCATAGCGGCCACAGCGTCTATCTTCTGCTCATATCGTCTCTTAAGTAATTTCCTATTACCATTCGTATCTTCAAGAGTTATACAGTTACCCATAGCAAAGCTCATCAATTCTTCGTCAAATAAAAGCATCCGCTCCTCAGAAAGCTTCTTAAGTTCACCTAAAGGAACGGACTCTGTTTTTGCACCCTGTATAACCTTTACAATACCAAATGGACCGTTTTCAGATTCCCAACGCTCTACAAATTCCTTTGCGTTATATGGGTCGTAACCAAAACATCTAACGTCATATCCACATTCTGTAATATGATTATCAAGATCATCATAAACCTCCATCATATCCAGAACAGTTCCTTCTAACACAATCAAACTACCCTCCGCCATAAACCGATCATACTTAACCCGCATAGCGGCAGGTAGTTTCATTAATGTGGTCGAAGTTATGTAGTTTCGAGTTTTTACACCGAAGCACCCATTAGCTAAAGGAAATAAAAATGTAAATGAACAGAAATCATCTCCTTGAGAAAGGTCTGCTCCAAGAGCGCAAGGCATTTGCCAATAATCTCTCTTTCTATGAGGCATCGTTTCCTCATAAGTAAAGTAGTAAGTATATCCCTCCATAGGAAGACCAAAACGCTTTGCTAAAATATCATTCCTTGCGGCCGGAGCTTTTTCTGCTCTTTCAACATCAAGTTGATATGTTTCATAGCTGACGGTCTTTCCAAGATTGGGATTAGCCTTAAGCCACATTTCAGGATTTGCGACCTCATCAATTGAATCAAGTTTATACCACCAAATAGAAACATGTGGATTGATGTAGTCTCCTTTGAGAATGTCCATCAACTCCATTTTGATTGTGTCTCCACTACCATTACGAATCGTACCCTCTGAACTAGTCGCAATGATTAGATAATCATCAACTTTAGAAGCACCCTGCTCGATGGCTCCAACGACGTCCTCTCGAATGTCTCCCGAAAGCCATTCATCAATAGTTGCCACTTTAGGTCGGAGACCTTGAAGTTTGGAAATGGACATTGGACGTATTTCTAACAAAGAGCCTGTAAGAAAATTTTCAATACCTTTCTTTGTAGAGGCTAACTTCACTCGGTTAGCTTTAGATCCAGTGGTATTTTGTAATGAGCCTTCTGTTAGAAATTTAAACAGAGGACCTCTTGATCGAGTTATAGCTGTACGAATAGGACCCATCACTTCTTCTGCTTGTTTCATTGTCGGGGCAGTTGTGATCTGATGAGTCGTTGTAGTATCTACATTTAGGAAATATGTTTGAATACAGGAATCATACAGAGATTTAGCAGCTCCTCTTCCAACTATAAGATATTGTTTATTAATCAGGCGTTTCTTAATGGTTTTTTTTACGTATCGTCCGCCGCGTCCATCTGGATTTGGTTCGTAAACACTTCTTTCAACAAAGTAATACCAACCAAAAACTTGTTCGCCCCATAACTTAAAACTATCTAACATGTGTAAGTCTCCGCCATCGGTTAAGGTTAATTCAGATTCACAAAATTTAATCCAACCTTCGACCGCTTCGTCATCATAGTAAACTCCGGGATTAGCAATGAGATCGTCTATACGGTTCATCTCCATTGAAACTTCTTTACATACTGGAATTTCTCCTCGAATTACGGCATCTCTAAACATGCCATAGTATTTTGGAACGGCTGTGTTTGATAATGCCATTTTGAATTCTCCTATCCCTTAAGTTCTTTAATGGCTAACGCTATAGACAACGCAGATCCCGTTAAAGCAAGCGTAGTTCCAGCAACATCTAATGTTTTTTTGACAAATTCTCGCCCTTTTGAAATATTCGATGTATTTTCGGATCCGAATAAATTAGCATACTGTCTCTCTAAAAGTTCACGATTGATGCGGTCACGCATTTCTTTATCCGTCATTTTAGATAGTTCCATTTTTGTGGTTTTCAGACGAGTTTCTTTTTCTATATTTTGTAATTGTTTAACCATATTAGAACTTGCATCGGTTAATTTTTTTTTGCGTTCTATGTCTTCTTTAACCCACCGGTTCGGATCTGGTTTACTGGTATCTATCCTAGAATCTTTTTTTTTAGATAGATTAGTTTGAATATCTCGTTCATAACGTTTTTTACCAGCTGGCGTAAGAGTTCCGTCTTTGTTCTGGTAACGTCTTACCCCCCATTTCATTCCGAGAATACCGTAGTGTATAAGTTCATTTTTGTTCGGACCTACGTCATCTAGCGAAAGCTCCATATCAAATGAACCCATTCTTTTTACAAACTCTTCATAATCAGACATAATTACCTCCCTCCTTTAACTAGCATCCATATGAATAACGAACATTTCTCGTTCTGCGTCCCACGCCAGCTTGGTATATGTCATTTTAGTAGGAGCTAATATAGCCTCTTGGTTACTTCGTGTATTGACTATCTTATCTCCGTTTGACGTACGTCCATCTGCTAAAATTCCAGGTGTATTTTTACAATTTATTACCATATATGTATTATAATTTTTGGCTGCGTTCGGATTTACTTTACGCCACGTGTCTATCGCAAACGATGGTGATGTAGACGTAGAATATATTCTGTTCTCGGAAAAACTTTTACCTTTAAAATTTTTATCGAACGAATCGAAAATTTTAGACAGTTCTGATTCTCCCATTTTGTCTAGTTTTTTAATAAGACCTGCTGTTGAAAATTTTAAGGTTGTAGATCGGTATACCGTCAGATTGTTAACTCTATTTTTTCTTATACTATCTTTGAGTTTCTGGGCTTCATCGGCTACATGGGATGGCTCTCCCGTAGCAAGATAATTATTTATAGTTCTAGAATATACAGCGGCATCTGTGTATTTTTTCATACGAGCTATGTCTGTTTTATTAAGATTTTCATACACTGCATTTTTATGAGATACTATACCTGTTTTATCAATTATAGAAATTAATTTTGGGTCCGTGGTTAAAACACCAGTTTTTTTAGTTTGTTCTTCTATCATACGTGCAATGTTTTTATCGGTTTGATTTTCCTTTGTGAATGCTCTCTTTATGGCGTACTTATATTCTCTAGGATTTAACCTGGCACCAATACTATACGTGGTCTCTCTTATTTTAGATTTAAGGGGTGATTCTGCTCTGAGAATTCTATCATGGCGATATCTTTTTTTACCTAATGCAGTTAGAGTTCCGTCTTTATTCTGGTAACGACGAACGCCCCATTTCATTCCTAAGACACCATAGTGTTTAAGATAATCGTAGTGGTTTAGATAATCACTCATCGTTCTCCTCCTCTCCCGAAATTGAGATCCTCCATTCTAATTCTGAAATAGTACGATTGTATGATTCCATTACAGCAGAGCTAAGTGGCGGATCGAACATTAATTTTACCTTAAGATACATATAAGTTTTTATGTGTTCTAATTTATTAGAGGTTGTAAAGTCTTCCCACTTATCAGACTTCCCGGATATGGTAAAACCTTCGGTGGGACCGACACCAATCTGAGTTAAAAATGAAAGCACAGAATTGATGTGCATGATTAAATCCGCATCGAAGTGTGTATACTCTTCCGCAATTCCGAGTAGCTTTTTAATTGATGTCAGTATACTCTCCATCTCGTCGTTAGTTTCAGATACATACGTATCGTTAACTGTGTCATTCTGGCACATTTATCGATTCCTCCTTTTATTCATGTCTCCATGGACATGTATCGTTTTTAGTTCGTTCTATCGGTGCTAGAATTAATAAACTTTCATCGCCATAGTGTATTGCATTGTGGGTTGAGTGTGTAGTAGAGATTAAG